TGCTATAATTTGATTCATCATAGCACCACCAATATCCATATCAAATCCAGCATCTATAAAAATAGAATCAGGTCCACTTAAATTAAAAGCATAAGCTTCAACAGTTTCACCATCCGATACCAAATTCATATCAACTACTCTCAATTCAGTAATTCCAGTTTGTGCATTTGGAGCTTCTTGTATTTGAAAATCCCACATACCACCAGCAGCAGATGACATTCCATTTAATATCTGATATAATGCATCCTTTATTAAGAAGTTTTTTGTTTCCATAATACTTTTTACAAATGCAAAATTAACATAAAGGTCATTTAGAAATCCCCACCTACCTTCAGCTTTTTGCAAAGGTCTACTTCCTACTAAATTATAATCAACTTGTCTACCACCAGCGGCTCCATTTGATATAGCTCCTTTATATGGGAATCTAATTTCAGATTTACCAAATTTTACAGTGTTATCAGTAGTACCACTAAAATCTTTAACAGTACCAGATTTAGCAACTACGGAAAAATCAGGTGCTGGTGTTTTTTCATTTGGAATAAATAATTTTGATTTATCAGTACTAAATATTTTTGGAAATGCCGAACATACTGTATTTGATGTATTAATCTTAAATTTTACAATCTTACCACCAACTACATATCCTTTGGCAGCTACAGTATTCATAATATCAACTATTACGCCAAATTTAATAAACTTTTCCTCACTAGCAAGTTTTGTTCCTTCTGGCATATCAACTTTTTGTGTACCCTCATCACCGGCAACTACAACTGATGATTTACCATCCCCAAATATTCCGCTCCAAAAGCTTCCTTCTGTTTCTGAATTTATATTTTCCGTAACTTCACTATCAAAATTTATGTAAAATGCAGCGTTTTTCAAAAATTTTTCACCAAAAGCTTTTACAATACCAGTTCTTCTATTTGATGGTAATTCATTAAATGCAAATTGCCATCTTCTATAATCTAAAGTTGTTAAATCTATAAAAGAAAATATACCACTAACATTATATTCAAGTCCGGCCGGTGGAGTATCGTTTTTACTATTTGCTTTATCCGTTGCAGTTAATGTATTATCAGCGGCCATAAAATATGTAGGTAATTCGGTAAAACCCGTACACTTAACATTTACATCCCAATAAGTATCACTTGTATTTATCGACCCACCTGTTATAAATCCCAAATATACATCAGATAATCCATTTGTACTTGACCTTCTCTTTTCAGTAGTTTTCATGTCTTGATATGCACCAACACTTGCCGCAGATAAAGTACTTTTTGCGGATACTCCTTCTGCGGTATTCCACCCCCATTCAGCAAAAACAGTAAAACCTGGTTCTAAAAAGTGTTGCATTATTAAATCTAACTGACCTAATGTAAAGCAACGAATAGTAAAATTTAATTTTCTTGATATATTACCTGCTCCCTCATCACACTCCATATTAGTTACAATAGGAGAAGGTCTACCAGCACCATCAGGACTAGCTACAGCCGCCCCACCCCATGTTATACCAATAGTTCCGGCTTGCGATTTATTTCCATAAACCGTACCAGCTCCACTATCTCCAGATGCTTGAAATAATCCATAATCAGGATTTGAGTATAATATAAGACCATCACCTACACCAGATGCAAGCTTTACCCAACAATTCAATCCAGATACAACCATTGGGTTATTCTTTCGTGAAGTTAGAGTTTGTGCAACATACCCATGTATATTAGAAAAATTAGGAAATGCCATAAACTTTATTTTTTGAAGTTATCCAATATCTGAATATAATTAGTTGGTATTCGTAAAATTGTTCCTTCTTTTAATGCAAATACTGCCGTATGTAAATTATTTGCAGATGCTATTATCCACCATAATGTAGAATCACTATAAAAATAGTTAGCAAGAGTATCCAGTCTATCGCCTAATTCCGTAGCAACATATATATCATCATCTCGTAATGGAATATTTGGATATACTCTACTTGAGTAAACCTCTCTACCATCAGCTGATTTTTTTAATTTTGCATCATAATATCTACTACTGAAATTCATTTTAATTTATATTTTATTTAGCTTTTGCCTTTTCTGGTTTTATTGTTTTGCCTTTTGGATTTGCACTTTGAGTTTGTTTCTTTTTATCAGTTTTACCTAAAGATTTAGAACCATTTTTACCAGTTTGAGTTGATTTACCAACACCACCATTACCATTTTCACCAACACCACCACTAAAACCATACATATTTGATGTACTACCTTTACTTTGTAAAAACTTAAACGTTATAGCTACATCAATTACTTTTGGAGCTTTATATCCACTAACATCCGTACCAATTTCCCAAGGAGAATTATCATCTATGGTATATGATAATGATTCTATAAAAGATTCTTTTGTTTTATATAAATCACCTAATGTTAAACTTACCAATGGTGGAGTTACTGCTCCATTTGCAGGATATCCTTGGGGATAAACCATCTTTGCCAATACTCCCAATTTATCCCATGCAGCAACGTGCTCTTCTGGGTTTTGAGACCAAACTCTAAAATTAAATGTCACATTACGTTCCACACTTTGGTATATATAATAATTAAATGGAGAACCTATAAATCGTTGACTATCCCAACTAGGAGAAAATGTTTCAGTAAGACCAGTTATAGTTCCTCTAAACATTACACTATTTTCGGAATTTGTTAAAGATGCAATTACTAACGGAATAAAGTCATATGATTGTAAATTATTTCCAGATGCATCTTTAGTTGCTCCGGGTTTTTGTTTATTTATATAATCACCATCGTTTGTTGAAACTCCATTTTTAGATTCTTGATTCTTTTTAGGAAGTGTAAATTTATTTTTATCTGCTTTGTTAGGTACTCCATTATTACCAGCTCCAACTTTGTTTAGTTCAGATGATACCCTTGGGTCTGATGCTGGGTTTGATTGTGTTTTATCTAATATTTTTGATAATTCACTATTACTACCTCTATTAGTTAAAGCACTATATGTTCGTATTTCTTGTGTTATTGGAATACCTTTATTTCTAATACCAATAACATTCTTAGGGTCTGGTTTAGAAACGCCTGCACCTGCCTGAGTTGCTGCCAAAACCGATGATAAATCATTTCTTGTTTTAATATCGGTTGTGGTTTCATCCACCGTATTCGAATATGCCGTTGCTGGTATATTTGGGTCATTTTTTAATATAGGGTCAGACTCTGCTGCTATTTGCTGTTTTTTACCTATTACTTGCTGTCCCTCTTTTCTACCCCCCACCAAATCAGATGATTTTGGTTTTTTAATACTTGGTACTGATGTTGGTATTCCTGCAACAGGAACACTATTATTTTTAGTTAATTGTGAAAATAAATCCTTACCACCTGCACCAACAGAACCTAAATTATTTGCCGATGGGAATTGTGATTTACTATTTTGTGTTATTGGTGGTTTACTAGCAGGATTTGCATTTGAATTTTCAGATGTAGTTCCTACCAATTGTGTTAATCTAGTAGATAAATCATTTCTCAAATTTACATCATCAGCTAATTCATCAACAGTGTTAGAATATGCAGTTGCTGGTACATCTGGGTCATATTTTAATACAGGATTATCTTTAGCCTGTTTTATCTTTACACCAACTTCTATCTGACCTTGCTTTCTACTTTTTGCTAATTGTGTAGGGTCTGGTTTAGGAGTTTGGAACGAACCATCTGGCTTACTACCAGCTCCACTTGGTATAGATGGTTTTTCAGGAGCTGTTTTTCCTAATTGATTGGAATTTGATTGTATATTTGATGTAGATAAACCATTCAATTTATCTAACACATTTGATAAATCATTTCTCAATGCTACATCATCGGATGCTGCATCAATGGTATCTGAATATCTAATTACAGAATCAGCTGCGGTAGGTGTACCTCCACTTTTTATATCACCAACTGATTTTCCAGCTGATATTTCTTGTTGTCCTACTTTTTTGGCTTGTGATAATTTTTGTTCACCTTCTTTTTTAATATCACGAATTTTTTCACCTAACTTAGCAAATGGATTTTTTGATGCATTTATACTATTTGTTGAACTTCCAGCGGTAGAACTTATTGGCTTTTCTACACTTGTTGTATTTGTACCTCTAGCTAATAATATTGATGATAAATCATTTCTACCAACTATATCACTATTTGATTTATCTACTGTAGTTGAATAAAATGCCTGACTATCATATTGAATTTGTGATGGTGATTTTTTTGCGTATAGTTGTTGTCCTTCTGTTCTACCACCAAATAATTTTTTACGAACCGCGTTTTTAGCTAATCCAATTCCACCACCAATAACTCCATTTAATATTTGTTTAGGTGTTCCGGTTGCGTTCTTTGCTAAAAATTTACCTACTAATGTACCAGCTGCATCTTTTTTTATTTCTGCCAAAGTAACCATTGTATTTGGTTCTTTACCCGATTTGAATTTTTCATTCAATGATATCTTTGTTGGTATCATTGTTTCGGGAAATGCAATACCTAATTTAGATGCTAATTTTAATCCAGCCGTTTTACCTTTATTTATTAAATTACCAACAATCCCTCTATCACCAGCAGTTGTACCAGTACCACCTTTCATAGTAGTAACCATTTCGGTTGATTGCGTACTTAATCTAAAAACATCAGTACCATATGTTAATGGTGCTGATAATTTAGTTATAATTCTAAGTCCTGTTGCTTCTTCTTCAAAAAACGATTCCGATAATCTAGCCCCAAATCTTTTTCTTAATACATTTGCTCCATTGAATGGTAATCCCAACAAACTATTACCAGGAGTAATAGGAATATCTTTACTATTACGAATATCGTATTGCTTAGCTGCAGTTTGTCCGCTTTCTAAAACTTTAGTTTGAAATAATTCTTTTAATGACTTTCCCATTAACTATGTTTATATGAGTTACCTGATAATTTGTCTACAACTCTTGATACACTTGAAGTAACTTTAACACCATCCATATGAACTGCTATCTTACCTGCTTTCAAGTCATCTCTTAATCCTTTTATTTCGGAAATCAATTCATCCATTTTAGCATCTTTCGATTCACCTTCAGCCCCACCACCAATACCAAGAATACTAGCTAATCCAACTGTTATTTCTTTAATAGATGCTAATGCAGCAATTCCAGGTAAAGCAATTAATCCAGCTGTACCTAAAAATATCATAGATGCTCCCAATCCAAATAATGCTGTTGATAAAAGTGCAATAGGTCCTATCATTCCAAGTATACCACCTAATGATGTCATAATCATAGATATACTTTCTGCTATCGGTCCAATTACATTACCCAACGCACCCATACCACTAGCCAATACATTAATACCTGTACCTAATACTACCAATGCTCCACCTAATGCAATCAATGCTAATATACCAGCACCAAATACTAATGCACCAACACCACTAAACATTATTGCTCCCAATGCAAATACAGCTCCAGCAAATAATACCAATCCCAATGCAGCTGCTGCAACTGATTCCATACTTAACCCTGCTAATAAACTCATAGCATAGGTAAATGGTATCAATGCTACTCCTAATATTGCTATTGCCAATGAACCAACTATAATTTGTGAAGCAAACTGCCCAAGCACAGCTGCCAATATAGCGAACCCAGCTAATGCAATTCCACCATATAAAACGGATGCCCAATCTACTCCGGCAAATTGTTGAAATGCCAATGCACTTAATGCAATAACTCCTGCTAATAATCCAAATATTAAAATACCTTTGAATCCCGCATTACCCATAGCTTTCAAACCACCCGCAATACCAGCCAATCCAGCACCAGCAGGGATACCCAATAAAGCAACAGCAGCCAAACCAATAGCACCAACTGTCATTAATGCAAATGCAGCTCCCGTTACTACTAATGATAACGCTCCAAGAAATACTTTACCACTTGCCATTTCTGTCAAACCTTCGGCAAGACTTCCCAACCCTTCACCAACTTTACTAATATCCATTTTAGATAAAAAGAATAGAGTTGGTAAACCAGGTAACATTCCTAAAAATCCTAAACCCGTTGGTATTAAATTAAGTGCACCAAATAAAACTTTAGCAGTTCCCATTTCTTTCAATCCGGCTGCAAGGTCTTTTAGTTTTTCACCAACTCCTTTACCTTCTGACATTTTATCAGATGCTTCAGTTGTTTTGGATACATTTTCCAAATCAGGTCCTTTTGATTCACCAACACCTTTGAATAATTTATCTTTAAGCGCACCAATTCCTTTTCCTAATTTAGAATCACCCAACCAATTACCAAATGCTTTACTAGCTGCAAGTAATTTTGTTGGCATTAACATTCCAATCAAATTCTTAAGTACTTGAAATGTACCACCTACCATACCTTTTATAGAAAATCCAAGAGAACCTAATCCCATATTAAGTTGTCCAGCTGCAATAATGGCACCTCCCAATCCTTTTAATACACTACCTAATGGACCCGATGCAAATGCAGTTAATGATTCAGACATAGCTTCAAATGTAGTGAGTTGCATTTCACCATCATCATTAAGCTTGTCCAAATTTTGGGACATTTTATCAAGTTCTTCAACAGATAATCCCAATGCTTTAGCTGCTTGGCGTTTTTGGAAGATATCCATTTTATTATATGCATCAACTCCACCCATTTGAGTAAGGGCTTCTTTTACGGATGCACCAATCTTACCATCATATGCTAATTGCCTAGCTTTGTTAAGATTTATATTCCTACCAAGCATTGCACCCAATTCCAATTCATCGGTTATGGATGATTCAAAATCTAATAAATGGTCAGTAACTTTAGTTAAAGAATCCATATTAACACCCAACTGAGCGGCTGCTACAGCTGCTTCTGCTATATTCTTACCACCATCTTTACCATATTCCGCAAATGCTTTTGATGATTTAGCTACATCTCTCATTACGGCTGCTGGCATTACACCTTTTTGTTTTGCTAATGCTTTTGTACTAGCTGCCATATCAGCTGCAATAGATGTAGAGTTACCATTTAATCTTGCGAAGTTTCCAGTTAATGCTGCTGCTTCCTGACCACTAATACCCATATTAGTAGCCATCAAATTAGTATTGAGTTGCGTTTGGAACGTTACATCCTTCATACCACCCAACTCTGCGTTTAATCCTTCAGCTGTTGCTTGTGCATCTTTGAATACTAAACCTAATGCGGTGGTTGAGAAAGTAACACCTCCCATATAGCCACCCATTGCCCTAACAGTCTTACCCAATGCTTCTGCAGCATACCCAGCTCCCATTATAGCTGAACCAATGATTCCAAATGGTGTTTTTACTAGCATTGATGCGGTTTCCAATACCATACCTATGGTATCTTTCATCGTATCATATACTTTTAATTGCTTTTCTAAAAAAGTTCGTTGTTTATCCGTTAATCCTGCTAAACTTTCAGCAATTTTTCGTTGTTCTAATAGTGATTTACGTACATGAGAATGAATTCCCCTAACACCTTCTAATTTTTCAAACTCATCATCTAATTGTCTTTTGATATCAGCTTGTTGTATTGCATCTTCTGCCGATAATCCTGCTAAAGTTTGATTAAGGTCTGCTATTTTATTAAATACAGCGGCCTTATTTTTATCCATTCCAAGAGCTCTTCCTTGAATTTGTAATCTTTTTTGCTCAAGAGCTCCTATTGATGTGTAAATTCCAGTTAATTTTTTTGCACTACCTTCTTGCTTAATTAAAGTATCTAAGTAATCTCTTTGTTTTGTTCTTAATTCCTGAACTGCTGTATTTGCTTCTCTTAATAATTTTACTTTATCCTTATATGGTTGCGTTGATTTTATATCAACTCTTTCTTGCGCAGTTTTATTCGCTAGCATGTCATCCAATACAGCTTTATGCTCTTTTGCTATTCGTAGTAATTCTTTTACATCAGGTTGCGCGGCCATTAACTATCTAAATTAAATTATTCGTAATCCTTAAGCATTTGCTCAAGTTCTTTTGCAGCTTTATCCAATTCTTTCATTTTTTGTACAACAGGAACCGGCATACTTTTATTCTTTTTAGCTTTTTCTAATGCATGATTAATTGTATTTGATTTCAACCCATCGAAAAATGCATCTGTAAATTTCTTAGCAGAATCAAATAAGTTTTCTTTTATTGGTTTTTTATGCGTTGACATAGTTCGTTTCTTTATATTGTATAAATATTGGATAATAAAAAAGTGAGGATTAACGCATCCTCACTCTTGGTGATTTCATCTTAGATTGTATTTTTTTATTCTCCTCAGCTTCTTTTTTCTTAAGGTCTACTAACTTTTGGAAGTAGAATCTTCTAAGATAAAGTGGCATCGAATAAACTTCATACCAAGTAAACCCATTACTAAATTGAACCATTTCCCAAATTTGGGTATGTAGTTGAATTCTATAATCAGTTGGAAGGGTAAAAAAAGTTAATCCCAAACGGGATATCTAGCGCCTCCGATTCGCCTGTAATATCAGATACAAATACATATCTCATATCCATATCTGGTGAAATTTCTTTTATATATGCTCTAAAAGATTTTGTATCTTTTGCTAAAAATGAATTTTGAATCCATCTATTAACAAAGCCTCTATCCGAATTACCATCAACAGATATAATCATATATCTAAAACGAGTAGTTACATCCGATGCTAAAGATGAATTTTTATTCAACCTTTCTAATGCCTGAACTTCTTTTGTAATCTCAACTTCATCCTTATGTGTTAATAATCTGAATTGAATTACTTTTCCATTCGAAGGTAATGTGAATTCGTATAAATTATTAGAATTTAGTTTATCGAAATCCAAATCTTTTGTTTTTATTGCCGATAAATCAATTACTACTTGCTGTCTTTCTCCAGTAAATGGGTCATTTACTTCTACTTCATAATCAGCTCCATATCCTAAAATACGAGTTGCTAATAAAATAGCATTTTTATCACCAATATAGACATCATCAATATTCAATCCGGGCTCTACAACAACTGATTCAAATAATCTATCCAAAACAATACCTTTTTTAATAAGATTTTGTGATGCTAAGATATCTTCCTCTTTAGCTGTCATATATTTTAGTTGAATAGTACCCTTTCTTAATGGGTGTCCTTCTGGATAAACTAATCCTTGTGAAGGTAATTCAATTGTTTCCGTTGGGAAATCAAATTGTCTTGGTGGTGGTACATTAGATACTTTTGGAGTTTCTATGTGTTCCGTATTTGCAATTTCTGCCATAACATTAATATTTTTAAGTTTGTATATATAAATACATAGATTTCAAAAAATTGAAATAAAAAAGGGATACCTTTTGAGTATCCCTTTTATTTTTTATTTTAATTGAATATTAGAATTCAAGAATTGCGTAATCGTAAGCTAATGTCAATTCGATTGTTGCAGGTTCGTTAGAATCAAATGCAACATCACCAAAATTTGCTTGTGAGATGAATGCACCTTTTAATTTCCACTGCTCAATCTTATCACCAACAGGACCTAACATATAGAAATCGATATCTTTCTTATAGAAATCAGCGTAACCATCTCTACCAGTAATAGATTCATGTGATAAACGAACCCATTCCATCACCGATTGTGCACCAGATGGTACAATTGGGTCAAACAATGTAATTGTTATATCTTGCCATTCACCTTTACCTTTCAACTTTCTTTTTACGTTGATATGGTCTAAAGTTATTACTTCAAATTGAATTGAAGGTCTTGCTGCCGCTTTAACTAAGTAAGATTGAATACCGTCAATTTCCATTACATAGCGGTTCTTCATCTTAGGTTCGAAGTTCGTATAGAACATCTTGTCAAACTCTAATATTTCTGCCATTTTATTGTTGCTTTTTTATATTAATAAATATCTACTTTTTGCTTTTCCATATTATGCTGAGAAACTTGCTCCAGTTGGTAAGATGTTGAAATCTATTACGATAAATTCCGCTGTCTTAGCCGGTTGTAAGAAAATTTGTCCTGCTAATATGTTTCTATCAATTAATGCGTATAAACCTTGTCTTTGTTGAACTGCCTCTAAGTAAGGGTTCACAGTGTTTAAGAATCTAGCTCTAGTAGTTGCTGTGTTTTGTTCGAACACTAAGTAACGAGATGTTGAAGCGATAAACTTCTTAAGAACGATAAGTAATCTTCTAACATTGATTCTATCTAAAGCAGATGCTTTATCTTGCAATGTTTTCTGTCCGAATGCTACAATACCTTGTCCAGGGAATGAAGCGATTGGGTTTACTTTGTTCTCATAAAGAGTATCTCTTTCAGCGTGCGTTAATCTATTTAGAACACTAATTGCTCCAGTGATACCACCTCTATTCAAACCAGCAGGTGCGAACCATTCTGCTGCTAATCTATCGTTTGCAGCGAATACAGCCGGCATCAATACTGATGGTGGAACTGAAAGGATTTTGTTAGTGTTTGTATCTATTGTCTTAACCCAAGGATAGTAAGTTCCAACATAGTTAGAATCTACTGAATTTGCTTGCGCAGTTGCTTCAGCGATTGTTGCTCCAGATCTATTAAAATCTGCTATATAGAAACAATCTTGTCTATCTTCAACCATATCAATTACTTTTGTAGTAACTGAAGGGTGTAATTCTCTAATGATACCAGGTGTTACAACCATATTGATATCATATTCATCAGCGTTAGAAATAGCGTTGATTGCTTTGAAATATCCTAAAGTACCATTTGATACTGAAGTTGCTAAGTTCAAACCTTGTGAGTTTGCCTGAGTCATATCAGAACCTAAGTTAATTTTAACAGTAGGTGCGTTACCATCAAATCCATATTGGAATCCTAAGATAAATTGTCTCTTAGCCATATCAGTAGAGTTAGAACCCGTCATTACATATGATAATTGTGAATCAAATGCAAATGGTACGTTAGCTCCAGCACCTACACCAAGAGGAATTGGTTTCAAATACATTTTGTTATCATCGGATACACCAGCTGTTTCAAAATCAAATCCACTATAATAAATTGGAGATGATGCTGTGTTACCAGATGCTGCTGTTGAGTAAACAACAGGAGGTACATATGAATCTTCGTTTGTATTGTTTGTTTTTATTGGATTAACATAAGCCTCATGTCCAAATGGTGCTGCTGATATTGGATATGAACCAGCTGCTGCTACTTCAACTCTTACATATTTTGATTGGTTTGCCCAATCACCAAATTCAGTAAGTTTACCACTATCATCAGTTGTATAATATCTATCACCAATTCTTCTACCAATATAGTTAGTTGATGATTGGTCTAAGTTTACATTAGCAAATGTTTCTAATACAACCTTTCTCTTATCAGTATCATCAAATCTTCTGATAGTTACAGTAAATGTAGAGTAATCAGTTGCACCATCTTCTCCAGCTGCCTTCACATTAGAAATAGCAACTTTGAATTTAGTTAAACTTGTGGTGGTAATGCTATCGATTCTACTACTGTTGCGTTATAAACAGAACCAGTATAAGTAGCCGCCATATTTTCGAAGAACATATAGCTATAAGCTTTCTTAGAACCTAAAGCAGATTCTCCAAATACATCAGCTATATCATTTGTAGCAGATGGTAGGATTGAAGCAGATACAACTCCACCTGTACCAGACCCACTCATTCCATTTATTGTGAATGAACCAGATATAGTTTGACTTGATAGTAATACAGGTGTTGGGAATCCAACTGCTGCATCTCCAGTAGATGTAGAGTACAATGTACCTACAAGCTTTCTACCATTGATAGAACCGGATGCAACGATACCGATACCACTATTTTGGGTATAACCCCCAATTCCACCAACTCTTACGATGGTAGCTTGTCCAGCTTCTCTTAAATAATTTTGTACTGCATACTCCGTATAATATGTTCCATCAACTTTTCCGAATTTTTCTTCGAATTCAGCTTGTGTTCTTACGATAGTAGGTACGAATGAAGGTCCTTCTTTCAAAGGTCCTATGAATGCGGCTCCGATTTCGCCAACCCCTTGAGGTAGGAACGATAAATCGTTTTCTCTTGTGAATACGCCAGGTGATACAATTCTTTCTGCCATTTTATTTCTGCAATTTGGTTGTTATTGTAATTTTTAATGTAAAAGTACACATATAAATATAATGAAAATATCCAAAACATAAATTAAGTACTAATATGCTTTGGATATTTCAAATAAAGTATTTTTTATACTATTAAATCGTTGGAGGCGCCATATTTGGGTCAGGTGTAACTGAACCAGAGATAGAACCAGTAGACCAAGGAAACAATTCTGCATTAACAGACATAATATTGTATTTTGTTTCATCGATTTGTTTTCCGATTCTTTCCATAATATGAGACCAATAGTTTGTAGATGGATTAGAACCACTAACATGGTTTTTAACCCAAGTCAATACTTCAGTTTCAGTAAGTGCTTCATATTCTACAAAGTTATCAACATCAACATCAGTTGCTTTGAAAGGTGTAGCTCCAGTAAAACTACCAACATTTCCTTCTTCGTCAGTTGCAGTTACTTTCCATTGTGTACCAATAATAACATCGGTTAAATAATCAGTATTAGATTTTTTCAAACCCGTTAATTCCCAGTTATAAGTATATCCCATAATTTGCTTGTTTATATGTTATAAATATGTTGTTTTTCAAAAATAATCTTCATCGTTATTAAACATCAATTGAATTACTATAATAGTCCGTACTTTTAAGATGAAGATATGCTTGTGTTAATAAATTATCAGTATTATTTGTATCCGAATAGAATACTATTTTTTCATCCATTCCTTCTGTTGCTAGATGTGCTTCTAATTTAACATCTCTAGCTCCTAATGTAGCTATTGGTTTTTTTGCAGTATCTCTAGCTTCCTTAGATACATATACATCAACTTTAACTCTACAAGTATATCCACTTTTCCAATATACAGGTTCAGATGCTCTATCTAAACCTGGATTAAATTCACTACTTCCAGAAACCGGCCCCATATCATCCATATTTCTTTTTTGAACTTCGATATCACTTATTATATGATATGCACCACTAACAATTAATGAAGTATTTGGTATATTGTAATTTCTTTGTAATGCCATTTTATTAAATTTCTAATGAACCGCTAAAATACGGAATTGTTTTCAAATAATTATACGCTTGAGTTAAAATTGAATCAGAACTTGTATCATCTATAAAAAATTCTAACTGAAATGGTGGAGTTATTGTATATAAATTTTGGTCGATAACACCAGTTATTCTATCTGCTGCATCTGATGGATATTTAACGATTGCTCCAATAGGTCTCATATCATTATCTCTATCATCTTTATTAGTATATACAAATACTGCAATTCTACCAATATGTCCAGCTTTCCACGATATTTCAGGTCTTTGTGGCATACCCTTTGGTAATTTTGGTTGAATGTAATCATTCAATCTTCGTTCCGTATATACATTGTATATAATGTGGTATGCATCAGGTACCTCAATACCAGTATCTCCAATAACATAATTTTTTTGTAATGCCATAATTTTTATTTTTAACTAAGTCCTAAATGTGATTTTATTGCTGCTAATTCTGATTTTAATACTTCAATCTCATCACATTTTGCATCATACATTTTTTTGAAATCTTGAAGTGCTAATATTTGATAAGTATTGATTACGTTCCAGTTAAGTGATAATGTATCAGGAACATCCATTGCTGCATGTTTTTCTACATACTTTTGCTTAACTTGCTCAACTTCATCAATTCCAGAAATACCAACCTCTTGTATAATTGGTTCTGTTACTTCCGATAATTCAAACTGCATTGGTCTTGCATCGCTACCACAATGAACCGCATCCGGGAATACTTCCATTACATCCTGAGCTATCAAGCCCTGATGTACTGTCAACATCTTAGATATTTTTCTCTCTCTTTGCTTAGGAGTATCGGTATCTTTAAGTTCTAATTTATAAGCGAATGATACCGGCTTTAATTGCATGAATCTATCTATGTATTCATAGTTTTCACTTACTTTTTCTCTTATAGAATATTTTATTCTTCTATCAGAATTATAGAATACACCATTACTACCCAAATATGCAATATATGTACCCTGTCCACCATCTTCATCGGAGAACATAAATGATTGGAATAAATCACCGGTTGACCAGAACTGCATAAAGTCTCCGTTCAAACCA